GCCTCCGCTTTCGGTGTTTCGCGGAAGTAGCCCAGATTGATAGGCAAGGTGCCGCCGCCAAGGAAGTGTAACGCCGCCGGGCGAGCGCCTGTGCAATTACCTTCCCATGGCCCTAGCACTAGCACGCTTTCTTGCCCCGCTAGCACGCCGCTTTCTACTAGCACGTGCCAGTGTTTCGCGTTGCAGATGTAGGCGCGCTCAGTCTTGCTTTTGTAGGCGCCCTGTAACTTTTTGACGCCGCTATTTAGGGCCAGAGGAAGGATCATAAAACGTTCGGGGTGGTCGGTCGAGAAGATAATATATGTTTCCGCGCTGGTGGCGCCGGAATGGTTTTGAATACCCATGATTGCTAAATCCTTTCTACGCGGTTAGGGTTAGCGGCCACTATGCGGCCAGTGTTTACATCGAAAATATAAATGGCGTCTCTTGTGCGGCGAGTAATCGGGCCAGCAACAACTGTTACCGGCGGGGTTCTGCCATATTTTACGTGATCGCCGACTGCGATTGGTTCGGCGCTTTCGATTGACGGCGCCTTTGCCTTGCGATTGGCATGATAGGCGCTTGGCTTGTAGCCTTTGAAACCTTTTGAAAGCATTGATAATTTGAACATGGTTTTGCCTTTCTATGCAACGCGGGTTAAAGTGTGATCGGCGTTTACGCGATACGTTGTCGCGCACCAGCTGGTTATGATGTCCATAACCCGTACGGGCTTTCCGAATACATCAAACACAACGTATTGGCCGGGCTTTGCGTTCATTGGGGTTGACATGATTAAGCCTTTCATATGGATTACAACTATCCCTTTCCTATAGCATGGCGATACCCTTGTCAACCTTTTCTTTTCAGGGGGTGCGCCAAGGCTTACCAATTATATTTTAGTCTGTAAACGTGGGAAGCCTTAGTTAAGCCTTGGCTTATCATAGGCTTAACCTCATAACCAGTTGCATTAGATAGCCAAGGCTATACCATAGCGAGCGCACGCTGCGGTGGTAGCCTTGGCTTCCTATGCTACCATGCGACGTGGTTATCCAAGGCTAAGCCAAGGCTTCGCATGGGGGGGGCTTCGCTCAGAAGCGACTTCGGGGGCGCCGGGGGGCCGTTGCGCCTCAGTACCCCCCAGATGGCGTCAAGCCCTCACGGCGATATTCCAGAAAAAAAACCATTGCTTCCTTGACAATCCTCGGATCAATCCCGTATCATTGTACCACGTGCGCTGCTTGGGCTTCTTCCCCGGCCTTTGAGCGGATGCATAGGCCCTTATTAGGGCGAACCGCTAGCTGGGCGACGGCGGTATACCAAATGCCCCAAGTTAACCAGGGGCTAGGGAGAAGATCATGTTCGATACCCTAATAAACATCCCACCGTGGGTCATGCTGGCCCAACTCTACGCCTTCTTCTGCCTCGGGTTCTCCCTTGGCATCTTTTGGCGTCGGATGTTTTACGCATGACCACGCCGATCACTAAGAGACTTCGGCCTCTTACCGAGCGGCAGCGCTTAGCCGTCGATGCGTATGGCAAGAATGGCTACAACAAAAAGCAAGCGATGCTCACCGCCGGCTTCAGCGAGATATATTCATCCAAACAGCAGGACCGCTTTTTTAAGATACCCGCCGTGATAGCCGAAGTTGAGCGTAAGCGAAAACAAATCTGTAAGAAACACAAGCTCAGCCCTGAATGGGTGATCGAGAGGCTGATGAGGCTGGCAATGGCTGATGAGGTGCTGGCGAAATTCAAGAAAACTGACGCGGACGGTAACTTGCGGTGGGACTTTACCGGCGCCACGGAGGAGGATTTACGCCATGTGCATGGCCTCGGCACCGACACATACATGGATGGGAGAGGCAAAAATGCTAAGAAGGTTAAGAAGTTTAAGGTCAAGGATATTGACACTGGCGCGGCGCTTGTATCGCTCGCCCGTCATCTTGGCCTCTTTAAAGATAGCATCGAAATCAAAGGCTCCATGGCTGACCGCATCCAAGCGGCTCGCCACCGGGCTTTGGAAGTTCCCCGGGAGGATATCGAAGCGAAAGCGATAGACGTGACGCCGACCGAAACCGTAGTACACTAAACGCACAGGGGGAAGAAAATGGTATCACGTGATACCATCGAGCAAGAACTCTTCGATGATCTCGGGAGGTACGCAGACAACCCGCTAGGGTACGTCATGTACGTCTTCCCGTGGGATACCCACCGAGCTATTCAAGTCGTCCCGTGGGACGATCCCGCGATAGCCGAGCAGATTGCGCCGTATCGGAAGAGATTTCCGAATGCGAAGTTTGGCCCCGATGTCTGGGCGTGTGAGTTCCTCGACGCCCTCGGGGATGAAATCAAGAAAAACAAATTTGACGGACGCACCGCCGTCCCGCCGATCCAGTTCGCCACCGCAAGTGGCCATGGTATTGGTAAGTCCGTCATGGTTGCGTGGCTAACTAAGTTCATTTTAGACACCCGACCGCGATCCGTAGGGACGGTTACCGCCAACACTGCCGAGCAGTTGAAAACGAAGACCTGGGCTGAAGTCGGCAAGTGGCATAAGATATCGCTCACCGAGCAGTATTTTAATTATAACACTGGCCGTGGAGCGATGAATCTCACCCACAACGAGCAGAAGGAGGAGTGGAAATGCACCGCTCAGACTTGCCGTGAGGAAAATTCAGAGGCTTTCGCTGGACAACATGCAGTCTCAGGCACGTCGTTCTACATTTTCGACGAAGCTTCCCGCGTTCCCGACAAAATATTCGAAGTGCGAGAAGGCGGGACAACTGATGGCGAGCCGATGGTCTTCGACTTCGGAAACCCCACCCGCAATTCAGGGAGATTTTTCGAGCATTGCGCCGGAAGATTTCGCCATCGCTACAAAGTCAGATGCATAGATAGCCGCGATGTCTACATCACCAACAAAGATCTGCATAAGCAATGGGAGGAAGACTATGGCGAAGATAGTGATTTTTTCAAAGTTCGCGTACGCGGCATGTTTCCCTCTGCTGGTTCTTTGCAGTTTATTGGCACTGAGTTGGTGGAAGACGCGCAAATTCGTGAAACCTACGACGACAAATATGCACCGTTACTGATCGGTGTAGACGTTGCCCGGTTCGGAGATAATGAAAGCGTCATCTATCCCCGGATCGGGTACGACGCCCGCTCCTGGCCAGCCGAGAGGTACCAAGGGCTGGACACGGTTCAACTGTTGGGCAAGATTTCCGAGATGATCCATCGCTTTGAAGACCTCGGCATCAAGTGCAGCGGTCTCTTTGTCGACGAAGGTGGGTTGGGCGCGGGCATCGTTGATAACCTGCGGCACCTGGGGTATGGCCCGATAGGGGTGAACTTCGGGGCGACGGCTATCAACAGCAAGACGTATCGCTATCGCTCCGACGAGATGTGGGGTAACTTGCGGAGCGCGCTGCCGAAGATGATGCTTCCTGCCAACAACGCGAAAAACGGTCTTGACTTGAAAGCCGACTTGACGCAAAGAGAATATGGTTATACACTGATGGGGAACAAGATACATCTCGAAACGAAAAAAGATATGAAAGACAGAGGCGTTAATTCCCCCGATCTGGCGGATGCTTTAGCGCTTACTTTTTCGCAGACGGTTGCCACGTTGGAGATACCCGGGGGACGAGGGGCGCCGGCGCAGATGGCCGAAAGCGAATATGACCCACTAGAGGATTAACCTTCATGTCAATCTTTAGCCCTCCGAAAGCACCACAATTTCTTCCGCCGCCGCGCGCGCCTGTAGCGCTACCCACCAAATCTGATCCCCGGGTTGGTGAAGCTGCGAAACGTGATCAACAGTTGGCAGCCCTGGCAGCAGGTCGAAATAGCACGATTGCCACCAGCGGCTTGGGGCTAACTAGCCCTGCAAAAAGTTCAGCGAAGAAAACCATTCTGGGGGCATAGGCCATGGCCTTCGAAGCAATCCGCGACTATTACGAGCAGCGCAAGGGAGATATGAAGAAAGAGCGATCCAGCTTTATCTCCCACTACAAACTGCTGTCCGACAATATACAACCCCGGCGTGGCAGGTTTGAGACCACCGATAGAAATGTCGGCACACGCCGTCACCAGAACATCATCAACAGCAGAGGCACTCAGGCGCTTAAAATAGCTACCGCAGGACTGTTCGCCGGCATCATGTCGCCGACGCGGCCATGGTTCGACCTCGCTTCCCCTGACCCCGATCTAATGGAGTTTCGCGAAGCCAAGATATGGTATCGGCAGGTGGCTCAAACCATGCGTAGCATCTTCAACGCGGGCAACCTCTATACTATGGCGCCCGTGATGATACAGGAACTTCTCCTGTTCGGTACGGGCAACATGAGCCACGTTGAAGACGATGAGAATGTAGCTCGGTTTTACACTCATACGGCGGGCAGCTACATGATCTCTCAAAATGAGAAGTTTGAGGTTGACACTGAATGTCGTGAATTTATGATGACGGTCGAACAGATGGCGTCGGACTTCGGTGTAGATAACTTGAGCGATACGGCTAAGTCAGCTGTTGATCAGAATAACCTGGACATGTGGCTGCCCGTCGTCCACTTCATCGAGCCTAATGCTGACTATAAGCCATCAAGCGTGTTGGCGAAAAACAAGAAATTCTCCTCTGTTAAATACGAGCCGGGCAATGTGAACAAGGAGATATTTCTCAGCAAGAAAGGTTTCGATGAGTTCCCGAAATACTGTCCCCGCTGGGGCGTCACGGGCGAAGACGTATATGGTACCGACTGCCCTGGGATGACGACGCTGGGCGACGTTAAGGGTTTGCAGATCGAAGAGAAACGGAAAGCCCAAGGGATTGATAAACAGGTTAACCCTCCGTTAACTGGCCCAGCGTCCGTTAGGAATACTCCTGTTTCCTCGCTGCCTGGCGGGTTGACATTGTACGACGGAGACCCCAGCCGGAACAAGCTGGAAAGCCTCTACGCTGTCAACATCAATCTTCAAGATATGAAAGAAGATATCGAGCGAGTTGAAAGGCGCATCAATGACGCATTCTTCGTCGACCTCTTCCTTGCCATCTCCAACATGGAGGGCATACAGCCCCGTAATCAATTCGAGATTTCAGAGCGCAATGCGGAGCGCCTTCTCCAACTCGGCCCCGTCCTCGAAAGGATGCAAGGCGAGTTCCTCGATCCTCTCATCTCTCGGACATTTAATCAAATGGAGAGGGCCGGGCTATTACCACCGGCTCCCGAGGCAATCCAAGGACAGCCCTTAAAGGTAGAGTACATCTCGTCTTTAGCCCAAGCCCAGCGGGCAGTCGATACGCGGTCGATAGATCGCTTGACGACATATGTGGCCGGGCTGAAGCAAGCGGAACTCTCCGATGGGCGTAAGTTTGACGGCGATAAAGCCATCTCCAAGTACGCTGATCTCGTTGGCACGCCGCCGGAACTGATGGCGGAAGACCAAGAGGTCGCGGACGTCCGCGAGGCAGAACAGCAACAGCAACAGCAAGCCCAGCAGCTAGGAGCAGCCGAACAGGCGGCACGCACGGCACGCGATGCTGGCCAAGTTGATTTAGGGGGTGATAACCCTGTGGCGCGTGCGGTAGAGAATTGATGTTGGAGCACATTGGCAGGGATGGCTAGAAGATACCTAAGGGGGGACCATGGCTGAAACATTCGACACAAGCGATGAGAAGCAAGTCAAGGAAAGGAAGAAAGCACATGAACTCGCAAGCGAGACAGAGACCGAAGAACTCAAGGCCGTGCTGGGGACTTACTCGGGGCGAGCTTTCGTTTGGCGTCTTCTTGATAAATGCGAAATTCACACCTTTGGGTATTGTGGCGATAATAATTTTCTTAATAACCTAGAGGGCAGACGCTTTATAGGCGGCTGGATCGAGAAGGAGGTCTTGACTGACGCACCAGGAGCTTATATAATGATGCGGAATGAAGCAATGGAACGTGTAGCTAGAAAGAAGAGAGGGAAATCAAATGGGTGAAGAGATTTTAGATGCGGGGGATACCACAGAGGAAGCTCCCGCCGCCGAGGAAAAGAGTGAGCCGACTGCGCTCACCGACGAGACCACGGAGGAGAAATCCTCTGACGATACAGACGCCAAGGCGTCTGAAGAAACTGACCACAAGGACGATGCCGACCAGAAACCGGAGGACAGCAAAGCTGACGACGGTAAGGACGGTGCGCCAAGTGAGTATACGGAGTTTACTGTACCTGAAGGGCAGAAGCTCGACGCCGATGCGGTTGCTGAAGCGGCGCCACTCCTCAAGGAGCTAGGTGCTACACAGGAACAAGCGCAGAAGCTGGTCGATCTTCAGTCCAAGATGATGCAGAGCGCTGCCGATGCTCAACTTAAAGCGTGGACAGATCAAAAGAGCGAGTGGAGAAAGGCGTCCGAGAATGACGAAGAGTTTGGCAAAGGCAAGTACGATGCTAGCGTTGCTGGCGCTCGTAAAGCCTTACGAACTTTCGGCACGCCGGAACTCACTGCTACTCTAGAAACCAGCGGGTTGGGCGACCACCCCGAAGTTATCCGGGTCTTTTCCCGAATAGCGAATGAAATTGGAGAAGACAACCTGAGTTTTGGGCAAGGCGGACGAGACGCTGTAAAGTCTTACGCCGATGTGATATTTCACAAACACCAAAACCCCGGCTAAACCGTCTCCTGGCATAAACAAGAGAAAGGGCATTGAAAAATGGCTGCTTTATCTGTTAAAAACCCTACTCTTCTTGATCTGGCGAAAATCACCGCTCCAGACGGGTCCATTGCATCCGTCGTCGAAATCCTCAATGAGACTAATGAGGTGCTCGCCGACATGACGTGGATTGAGGGTAACCTACCCACCGGCCACCGTTCGAGTATTCGTGCCGGTATCCCGACGCCCACATGGCGCAAACTGTACGGCGGCGTTCAGCCGAACAAGTCGACCACAGTGCAGGTCACTGACAACACTGGTATGTTGGAAGCCTACTCCGAGGTCGATAAAGCTTTGGCTGATCTGAACGGCAATACTGCGTCGTTCCGCTTGCAGGAAGACAAACCTCACATCGAAGGCATGAACCAAGAGATCGTCAGCACTCTCTTTTACGGCAATGAAAGCACGGAGCCTGAAGCCTTTACCGGCTTGTCTCCGCGTTTCGCTAACCTGACTTCCGATGCGAACTCCGATAACGTCATTGACGGCGGCGGTTCCGGTTCCGACAACGCTTCCATCTGGTTGGTTGTTTGGGGTCCGAGCACCTGCCACGGCATTATCCCGAAGGGTTCTAGCGCCGGCCTCAAAGTAACCGACATGGGCGAGCAGACTATCGAAGACGCCTCTGACGGAAGCAACTCTGGCCGCATGCAAGCCTATCGGACGCATTACCGTTGGGACGCTGGCCTCACTGTTCGCGATTGGCGCTATATCGTGCGCATCGCCAACATCGACAAGTCGGCTTTGATCAGGACTTACACCGCCGGCACATTCGCCGCCGGTGCTATCCTTCCCGACCTGATGTTCCAGGCGCTTCGCTTGGTTCCGAACCTTTCCGCTGGCCGTCCTGCTTTCTATATGAGCAGGGACATCGCCACCTGGGTTGCGCGTCAGAGCGCGGCCATGGGTAACGCCAACGCTGTCACCATCGACACCGTTGCCGGCGATACCAAGATGACCGAGCGGTTCAATGGTATTCCGATGCGGCGTGTCGATGCGCTCTCCGCTGACGAAGCTGCCTTAACTTAATCGGTGGATGAAGGAGATAAACCATGATTATGGACGAAAGACTTGAGTTCGCTGATGACGTAAGTGTTGCGGCGGCTGCTGGTACCGCGCTAATCGGAAGTCAGATAGATATGACTGTTGCTCGCGACATTGGCAACGGCCAGCCTATCTATGTGGTTATCCGTACGGGTGGCACCGAGATCATCACTGGCGGCTCTGCTGGTACCCTTCAGTTTAAAGTGGCTTCCGACGCTACGGCTGCTATTGCGACTGATGGTTCAGCGACTGAGCATATTCTTACCGATACGCTTGTCACCGATGATGCGAGCAACAACTCTGCTCTCTTCAACGCTGGCGGGCTTATCTACTTCGGCGCACTTCCGCAGGAAGGCCCCTCTTACGAGAGGTTCCTTGGCATCCTTGCCGTGACTGCCACCACCACGACTACGGCGGGTACGATTAATGCGTATCTGACGTTCGACGCGGCTGGCTGGAAGTCCTACGCGGACGCTAGCAACTAGCAGATTGTGGGGGGGAGCTAAGGCGCTCCCCCCAACGATCTTTATGGAGAGAAGACATGATTGTAGAGTTTAAAAATACATTTCATGTGCCGGGCTTCGGAAGACGACGGTTTGAGAGGGGCGTTGTTTATGACGTGCCTGATGCGTTGAAGACCATCTTACCTACTTCTGCTAAAATCCTTCCTTCAAGTTTTGCGAAGGACAAGGAGCAGGAGAAAGCAAAGGAAGAACTTCACGTGGCTGACTTAGCCCGTGCTGCGTCGGAAGGCACCGCACAAAAGGCACTCGAACAGGCCGGTATGGCTGGTTATGTGGACGCGAGCGACGAAGCTCCCGTCGACGCAGAACCAGAGGTTCAGGCCAAACGATCCCCTGGAAGACCACGCAAAAAGAGAGGATTTTGCACATGAAAACGCTCATGAAAAGTCTGCTGTTGGTTGCACTGCTCGCTTTTGTCCCTGGCTTGGCTAAGGCTGAGTTTGGGTATAAGATTGACAGCGCCACGGTAGACGACGTAACGACTACTGCTTGCACTACTGGGCGTAACCAGACAGTCAGCGGTTTCTTCAACGGCGTAGATGCCGATCAGATTTGGCGGCTTGAGAAAGAAACCGGTTCCCGGGGTTCTGGCGCTTGGCGCCCGATTTCGGGGTACTCTGATGTATTTCCGACTGCCAATGGCGGTGCTGCGGTTGCTAACGCGGTCCAGATTATGCGCTATAGCTCAGAAGAGGCTGCCTGTTTCCGTCTCCACATGACTACGGACGGCGGCGGCACTGCTCAGGTTCAACTCGTAACGAACCGTGACAATGTTACGGCTAATCAGCCCCGCTCCACCCACTTTGAACTCTTTGACGATTTCTTCCAGAGTCTTCTTCCGGTGGCGGCGCTAGGCAGTCAAGCCGATTGGATTGGGTTCTTAGGAACTTCCCAGAACAATGTTGTGGCCATTGGTGAGGCTTCCCCTGAAGGTATTATGACCTTGACGGGCGGCGACACTGGCGATATCGAAGATTATTCTGAAGTTACTCTCGGCCTCGATGCTTATGGGGCTACCGTCAGCGAAGGTTTGATTATCTTCGAAGCTCGGCTGTCCATGGAAGACATTGATGCTGGCGACGTGAACTTCGGCCTAACTGAAGATGTTGCGGTTAACGCTCACGAAGAGAATGAGTTCTTCGTGAACACCAATGTCATCACCGACAAATCGACGGTCGATAGCGCAGTGATGTTTGCGTATTCTTCGGATGCGTATCTGCCTCTACTTTGGCACGCTGTCTCGACCAACGGCACGGCGATTGGTAATGCTGCTGATGAATATTCCCTCGGGAACTCCCCGACTGCGGCCACCTACCAACTCTTCCGTATCGAAGTTGATCCCACCGGCCATGCTTATTGGTACGTCAATGGCTTGCTGATGGGTGTGGAGCCTCTGGCTGTCGCAGTTGCTGCTACGCTGATGCCTTACTTTGGCGCTGGCTCAGCGGTTGATTGCGCTGGCAGTTGCGACGTAACGAAACTCGATATTGATTACGTGTACTTCTCGGGCGCTCGTCCGTCTGGTACCTAATCTAAGACTTTAGGGCGCGGTGGTATCACGTGATACCACCGCCCCGCCTCTTCTTTTCGGGAGATCGCCGTGGCTGCTATAAGCAAAGTCCGTATCGCCAACATGGCTCTGTCGAATATCGGCGCCAAGTCAACTATCGAGACGTTCGTAGAAGATAGCGCTGAAGCCCAAGAGATCGACCTCTGGTACGACTACAGCCGCCTTCAAACCCTGATGGCTGCTGATTGGAGTTTCGCCCGGCGTCGTCTCACGCTTACTACGCATACGGAAGACCCCCCAGGCACCTGGGGCTTCCGCTATGTCTACCCGGCGGACTGTATTTCGTTCCGCCATATCCAGCATCCCTCGGGCCAGCAAGCGGACGCCATCCCTTTCGAGATCGAGATCGACGCAACGCTTCAGAAAAAGAGCATCCTGACTGATCTGGATGACGCCATCGGCGTTTATACCTTCGACCTTGAGACGGTCGATCTCTTCTCCCCGATGTTCGTGGATATGCTGTCGTTTGCCCTGGCATCCCATATTGCCTTCGCGCTCACCGGCAGCCTCGAACTACGCAAAGAGATGGGCGGAACCTTCTCAGAGATGCGGCGCGTGGCTCCCGCCGACAACGCCAACGAACAAGTAGGACGCTCTCCCCGAGAAGCTTCATGGATTAGGGACCGCTAACGTGGCCCGATTTATCCAGCCTTCCTTCGCGAAGGGTGAGATCGGCCCTGCCCTCTACGGGCGCGTCGATATCGCTGCGTATGGCGTTGCTCTCAAGACGGCGCGTAATACTATCGTTCATGCTACTGGCGGTATCAGCAATCGCCCTGGCACGAAGTTCATCTGCCCTGTCAAGACCCATACGATCACCCCCACGCTCGTTGACTTCCAATTCAAGGCGTCCGATACCTACATCCTTGAGTTCGGCAACCTGTATATGCGGGTGATCCGTAACGATGCCCAGGTGCTCACGGATATTGACGCGACGAACACGATCACGGGGATCACGGCAGCTAATCCTGGGGTAGTAACCACTGGAACGCATACTTACTCCAACGGCGACCATGTCTTCCTGACAGGTATCGTGGGGATGACGGAACTCAATGATCGTTGGTTCATCGTCTCAAGTAAGAGTGCAACGACGTTCCAACTGACCGACCCGTACGACGGTTCCACGGTAATTGACACCTCTGGGATGACTGCATACTCTTCCGCCGGCTCGGCAGGGAAAGTCTTTGAGCTTACCACCACCTACGCTACTGCCGATCTCCCTCAACTCAAGTGGACCCAATCGGCGGATACGCTGACGATTACTCACCCGACGTACCCGCCACGGGAAGTCACTCGCACCGGCCATAACGCTTGGACGATTGCGGATATTACGTTTGCTCCTTCTATATCAGCACCCGCTAATGTTGTGGCTACTGAAATTGGGGGACCTCTCACCGCAGAAACTTGGTATTACACAGTAACTGCTGTTTCAGCGAGTGGAGAAGAAAGTTTACCTGGATTAGGTACAGGGAATATTGCTGATGTATCGGTTGCAACTGCGGCTGATCCGGTTGCAATAACTACGGTCGGGGCGCATGGTTTTTTCGATGGAGACGAAGTAGAGATTAGTGGGTTTACGGAAATGACGGAGGTAAATAACCGTCGTTTTACCATAACAAAAACCGGGGTTTCTAGTTTTACGCTAGATGGAGAAGATGGCTCAGGATATATTCAAGAAGACACAGGAGGAAACACTGTTACTCCAGCTTTTAATTTTGAGTTAGCGGGAGATAGCCCCGCCGTGCAAGTTGGGTGGTCGTTAGTGGCAGGTGCGGCGAAATACAATATCTACCGGAGGAGATTGAAGGGGGATATTTTTGGGCTACTTGCGTCTACTAAAGAAGTTACATATATTGACCGAAGTGTAACCCCAGGCACCGCAGGGACAGAACTCGCTGAGACAGACGCTAGCATTACCCCACCGTTTTTACGAAATCCGTTTCGTATAGCTAGCGAATTTCCTGGGGCTGTTGGCTATTACCAGCAACGCCGAGTTTTCGGAGGGTCAACAGGGAAGCCTGATACTTCTGATTATTCTCAAACAGGAAATCAAAAGAACTATACTGCGGGGGGTACTGCTAGCGAAGCTATAACCGCGACCTTAACCTCCCGCAAAGTGAACCAAATACGCCACTACGTCCCGGGGAAAGATTTAATGATCTTGACGGATGGCTCTGAGTGGCGGATTAATTCAGGCGACAACTCTGGTTTCTCCGCAGATACGCTTAAACAACAGCCGCAGACGGAATGGGGTGCTAGCCATCTGCGCCCGATTACCATTGGCCCGGTTATCCTATATGTGCAGGAGAATTTAATCTCCGTCAGAAGCCTTAACTACCAATTGAAGGCCGATGCGTACAGTGGCACCGACTTGACGCTCCTAGCCCCTCAAATCTTCGATGATACCACTGCTGTATCGTGGGCGTTCGCCCGCTCTCCCGATCCGCTGATCCACGTCGTTCGTGCTGATGGCACTGCTGGCGTCTTTACCTTCGATCAGGAGCAAGAGGTTCTGGCGTGGTGCCGATGGGACACGCTTGGTAAATTCAAGTGGTGCGCGGCCATGCGGCCTTCCTCGACAGACGTTACTGATGCTCCCTACTTCGTTGTCGAGCGGGTGATCAACGGGAACACTGTCAAATTGATTGAGCGCGTCGCTAGCCGTAGGTTCTCCACAATTGAGGACGCCTACTTCGTCGACTGCGGACTGAGCCTTGATACGGCACTGACGATCACGGGCGCTACGGCTGCCGATCCGGTCGTTGTTTCGTCCACCGCGCATGGCTTCTCGGATGGCGATCTGATTGATATCGAAGGGATCGAGTGGACGAAAGCTTTCGATACCGACGACAACGAGACTAACCCTGACCAACTCAATGGGCGCCGGTACTACGTCGTCGATAAGAACGCTAATGATTATACGCTGGTAGAGAGCACGAATGGGAAGCCAATCACGGGGATTACGGAAGCTGATCCAGGCGTAGTGACTGCGCCAGCCCACGGCTTCGCAGACGGCGACATTATCGGCATGACCTCGATTGGGGGCATGACCGAGGCCAACAACAATATCTACAAGGTGGCGAATAAGACGGCGGATACCTTCGAACTCAATAATGTGAGCGATGCCAACATCGACACGTCAAGCGGCTTTACCACTTACACTGGCGGGGGCAACATCTATCATGCTGTCGACGGCTCTGCTTTCGCCGCCTACGTGAGCGATGGCAAAGCCCGCGTCGCTGTACTCACCCTATCCGGCCTCGACCACCTTGAGGGCGAGACGATCTCGATCCTCGCCGATGGCTCTCCTGTCACTGGCAAGACGGTGTCGAGCGGTACGATCACTCTTGACACGCGGGCGAGCCGTATCCACGCAGGATTGAAGTACATTTCCGACTTTGAACCCTTGAACGTCGAGGCTTCTGACCGTACAATACAAGGAGCATTCACGAAGTTCTCAAAAGTTAACGTCCGTTTCCAGAAGTCCAGGGGTATGCTAATTGGGCCGAACACTAGCCAGTTGCGTGAGATGAAAGAGCGGGAGTTCGAGAAGATGGGGGAGCCGACAGGGCTATTTACGGGGGACCGCGAGGTGATCTTGTCGCCTAAGTGGGATAGCACCGGACGCTTCTTCATGCGGCAGAACCTGCCTCTTCCCTGGACGATCCTAGCCATCATACCGGAGATCACCGGATGACCCACTACGAGATAATCCCCGCCACCGAAGAACACGCCTATGCCATGGCCGATCACTTACGCCCGGCGGACGTGAAGGAGCTGTGGGCTGCCTTTCGTTTGCAGCCGTTGCAGTCTCTTTTGAATTGTTTGCAGGTGTCCCACGAACCCAAGGTCGGCTTAGCGGACGGAGAACTCGTCTGCATCTACGGCGTTGGACAGGTTTCCGAGTTGAGCCAGATCGGATACCCCTGGTTGCGTACGACCGCGCTGGTGCAAGAGCACAAGGCAGCCTTCTTGCGGCGCACGATGGTATATGTCGCGAATATGAGGAAACGCCACACCCTGCTCTATAATGTGATAGACGCTCGCAATACTGACGCCTTCCGTTGGATGAAATGGCTGGGTTTCGAGTTTGCACCTGCTAGGCCATTCGGCCCGGATCAACTGCCGTTCCACGCGGCGACGATGGAGGGCATGTAATGGGCGAAGCTGTGCTCGCGGGTCTCGCACTCGGCACTAGTGCTCTTGGTACTGGGGTCAGTATCTTCGGCCAGATCAGGCAAGGACAGATACAGAAGCAACAGGCTGAACTCGCGCAAAACGTCGCCCAGAACCAGATCAGTGCGCTCGGCCAGGAGAAGGAAGCCGAGACCGGCGATGAAGCGCTACGGCAACGATTGATTGCTGGCGAAGTCAGCGAGGAGCAAGGGAATTTCCAGGTGGCTGCGGCTGGCCGGGGGGTTCTCGTTAACAAAGGGAGCGCCGGCGCTGGCCGTACTCGTATCGCGGCAGAGGGCAAATATAAGCAGATGCTGTCGCAAGCAGAGAGTGAGCGGCGCAAACGTAATATTGGTATCCAAATTCAGAATGTGCAAGCCGGCCAAGGGCAGATCGCCCTCAAGGCTGAGAGCGACGCTCTGGCGACAAAGGTTAAGGTCGGATCGACGGCGCTCACGTCGGTTGGTAAAGCCGCCACGAAGTTCAAGAAGGGCCAGAAAGGTTTAGAGTTTAGGACGACATAGAGATGGCTAGTTCAGTTCCTTCCAGCACAGTACGCTCAAGTGATATTGGGACGTTCAAGACCGTTCTGCCTAATGTGCAGCAGCAGAATATCTCTGCGGGTGCTCAGGCCATTGTCGAGGCCGGGGATAAGACGCAAGCGTTCGGAGACCAACTCGCTGTCCTCGGCGCTCAGGAGCAACGGGAAGAGGAAGGTCGTCTCGCTGAAGATGAGAAGCAGCGTTTCCAGAGTTTTAAGGACGACAAGTTCTATGGGAAGGACGGGTTATTCACTAAGTCGGGCGCCGCGTTCGGGGCCGCTAGAGCAGGTACTCTTAGCGAGATAAGTTCATTTCGGAAACGCCAGGCTGAGCGGCTACAAGGCACAACGCAGAAGATATTTAACAACCAGACAAAAGATCTCATGCAGGGCTTCGAAACGAAAGTGGCCATCGCGAATGTGTCGGAGCAGCGAGTTGCGTGGCAGAAGACGATGAACCGGGCTGCGAAGCAAGCTCAAACTGACATGATGAACGCAGACCCCTTCAGCGCCGAGCAGCAAGACGCGAAAAAAGAATTAGAGCAGATGATCGCCGCTACATTCGAGAGAGCGGGCGGTGGCACTGACGACGATGGGAAGGATTTCAATAACTTCCGGCGAGAGAAACTAGGGCAAACTCACAGCCTTGTCGTACTTGACTTGCTTACAAAAGATCAGCTTGTCGTAGCGAAGAAATATTTTGCAGAGAATGAAGACGAGATGACGGGGGAACAGAAGATAGAAGTTCGGAAAGCATTGAAGAGAGATGCGCGGGAGCGATTAGCCATTCTTAATACGGAAGTGAATGACACGGTTGATGTGTTGGACGATGGTGGTCTTGTTCCTGCCGGCACGGTGAAAGACCAAGAAAAGAGATTAGTAGTTTTAGGAAAAGCTGGCGTACCAGCCTTGAAGAAGTTGCGGGAAGCTGCACATGACAATCCTCTCGTTCGCGCCGATAAGACCAAACCCTTAGCAGAGCGAAAGCGTAGTCTTGCGAAGCTGCAACAGAAGTTTGCCACGGAGCCCTCGACCGGTGCAGAAAAGCGTTTACTAGAGAAGTTACGGCAGTCTTTGAAGAAGACCGAAGATAGTATTACGAAAGGAGAGGGACTGCTGGCGGCAGCAGAAGATGGGCTTATCTCTCCCCTTCAAAAGCTGGACCTTACGGACCCGGAGAGTTATAAACAGCGAGCCATCCAGGCAGCGCAGGTGACTGAATTATATGGCACCTCGATCCAACCGATGCTTCCCGTCGAAATCAAGACCCTTAATGAAATAATCATGGGGCGTAGCGGTCCTCAGCGCTTGAAAGCTGATAATGACCCTGGCAGTGCTGCTGCTTCAGTAGGACGAACGGTCGCTATCCTCGCTGCGATGAAAGAGGGGCTAGGCAAAGAAGTCGCAGAAAGCATGGCTGCTAAGGCGATTGAGACTAGCGGGGCGGCGTCCATGGTGATGGCTATCGCGCCGACTAATCTAGAGCTAGCTGAGAGGATCATCTCTGGCCTTCGCATCATGCAAGCTAGCTCAGATTTCACTCCCACTAAAACTAACAGAAACAAGGAGGGAGACAGCGTACTGGAGAACACTTTTGCTGGTGAGTTTGGTCCCACACGGGATACCATACTCGATGCGGCGGACGCGCTCTACGCGCTGAAAGCTAGCGAGGCTGGCAATACCGAGTTCGACCCGACGTTGTATGAGCAAGCTATCAACGAGGTGACCGGCGGGATATTGAAATCCGGTAACCGGTCGGTGATGGCGCCTGTCCCCGGGATGCAGCAAGGGCCATTCGATGACATGGTGGAAGCGCTGACCCCCGAGAGCATGTTACAATTTGGTAGCGCGGCTCCTGTGTTTGCCGATGGAACGCCATTCACTCCTGACTTGCTAAACATTCCCACTTTCTCTTCGGGCGTCGATGCTGAGCTAGTCTCGACCGGGTTCGGGAAGTACATGGTCTTCATGCCGGGCAGCGGTTTCGTTCTCGGCGATGACGGCAATCGGTACGAGATTGATCTTCGCGCCTACCAGGAGGAAGGGCAAGCAGAAGCTGATAGAACAGTCTTTGAGCGCGGTGGCAAACGTAAGAGAGTAGATGTCGAAACCCGCAAACTGCAAGTCGGTGAGCAACCAGGTATCGACGACTTCGGGGCGGCGGTCGAGCAGTTTGAACTCGACGCGGCCCAGCGCCGAGCGGCTCAAAAAAAGAGGGCCGCCAAAGCGGTATCGAGGCCGTTCCAGGCGGACTTTGAGCGCGGTGGCAAACGTAAGAGAGTAGATGTCGAAACCCGCAAACTGCAAGTCGATCAGAGTACGATAGTTCCAGATATTGGAGCCTCCGCTGAGCGATTTGGAGAAGAATTTGAGGCGGCGCAACGCGACCCCCGAAAAGCTAAGCCTCTCGGGACTGTGAGTATCAAGGATGCCTCAAGTATATGGGGGGTTGCGTTCCAGACCAGCAACGATCCGAAGAAGATTAAAACTTTTCAAGAGAACGTGAAGCGCTTCGCTGCTAATGCTGATCCAGCTATCATACGAACCATCCAAGACACGGTAGCTCGGGGGTTCTCGGGGGACGAAGGAACTAATCCCGCGAAGCTGCAAGATATAATGGTGCAGATCGGGTTGCATGAGAGCGCTGGCTTTACACAAAAAGTGCAGAAGGGAGGACCGGCGCGAGGCATTCACCAAGTAGAACCTGCTACCGTAAGGTCCCTCATAGCACAATCTAACAAGCTGCTAAATTCCAAGAATGCCAGGACGAGAAAGAGAGCCTTGCTTGGCTTAAATGCGAGGCAGATTTTGCAAGAGCAAGGTTTCGACGTGACTAAGAAAGTTTCTACGCGACAGATAGAAACCTTCCTCGCGGATGATATCATTAGCACTGTTTTCGCTACGGCCCAACTGCTTACAGGAGCCAAAGCGAATAAGATATTGAAAGCGTTACAGTAATGGCTTTCTTCAGCCAGGATCAATTAACCTCTGCCAACGAGACTGCGCAGCGTAGCCCTGCTCGGCCACAAGCTACGCTCGGAGAGGCCACAGAGGCCGCATGGCGAATGCAGCTTGACCAACGCTCCTCGCTCTCCGCGGGGAACGCCATCTTTGATGAGTATGAGGATTACCGGAGCAAAGTCCATAAGCTCACGGGGGTCCGTCTCTTCAACCCTTATACTCCGACCTTCTTTGAGGCAAGCGAGCAACGCCAGGAGAGTGTTTTCTTTCGGCAGGTTGAGAAGTTGCGGGAGCAGTCTGCCGACAACCTTGAGCCGGATGACGAGTTCCCAACTCGCTCCCCAAGTGAGATACGCAGAAAAATCGCTAATGACCGTGCTAGACAACGCGCCGAGGCAGCCGACATTGAGGAGCGTTCCAGAGGCTTCATAACTAACCTGGGCGGCTTCGCGGGGGCGGCGGCTGCGGCAACGATTGATCCGCCAGTTCTCGTCAGTCTGGGGTTGGGTATGCCCTTCTCCTCTGGCATCCTAATCGGCGCGCTGGTAGACGCGGGGGTTGGCATTGTCTCGGAGACGGTGGTTCAGGCCAGCGTACAGTCAAGCCGACGAGCCTTCGGGGAGGAGCCGAGCCTCAAGGAAGCCCTCACCACCATAGCAGCGGTAGGCGGTGGCAGCTTCGCTCTCTCAGCTTTCCTACGCGGGGGAGCGAAAGGTACGAAGGCACTGGTGGCCAAAACTAAGCAACTGCCGGATCGCTTCCGCACCTCTGATGTGCGAGCGGCAGAAGATTACCTGACGAACCAGCATGAAGTGGCAGCCTCTAATCCTTTCCCTGAGACTGCCGCCGGGAAGCAACTTCACGCTGAGAGCTTAGATCAGGCTATGGATCGTCTGATGCAGACGACAGCTCTGGATATGGTGCGCGCCTCGGGAAGAGAAGCAACCACTCCGCTTCAATTCGAGGTGGCGGAAACGACTGTTACGCGGGGCGAAGATGTCGGAGCTTTCGGCGCTCGCGTCGAGGCTACCGATCCTCCACTGTTCGCGAGGGCGAAGGAAGTACGCGACCGGCTGGTGGCTATAGCGGCGCGGATCAAGGCCATTGACGCTCGGCTAGAGACCCCCTCAGTGGCAGGGGAAGCCGACAAGGTAGCCAAATTGCAGCAGCAGCTAGCAGAGGCGACCGATAAGCGCAAGATCAAGCGGTTGCAGCGCCAGATCGACGAAGCTAATAAACGCGCCGGGGGAGATGCCACCAAGAAGGCACGCGCCGATAAGAGCCAGCGGACAAAACTGGCAAATGAGAAGAAGAAACTACGCGCCGAAGCAAAGCCTCTTGAGAACGAGGCAAGGCGGCTGAGTAAAAGAACTGGCCGAGCCGCGCTCCGGGTTACCGCCGAGACCACGAAGCGGCGGGTTTTCGAGATCAAGCAGATCGTTGGCGACGGCGAGGCCACCTCTATTAAAGCTGGACAGGCAGCCGACTTCGCCACCGTTGTCTCAGAAGCCGTTTCCCGTGGCCCAGCGAAGCGCGCTGTAGAGCCGACACAACCTGCGAAGAAAGCAGGGTTGCTGCCTGAGTTTGAAGAAGAGATTGTGCCAGCGGAAGGAGCGGTGGAAGATGTTTTCGATTTAACTGACGAGCAACTACAGCAAGAATTTGATAAATTTCAGCGCCAAACCTTTGAAGGGCCGGAACTGACAGATGCTGAAGATGCTCGGTTTAAAGACGTGCTTGATGAACTTGCTGATCGTGAACAGGCGCAAGGAAATGTGCTTGATCAGATCGAAGCCGAAGCTGAAGCAACGCCGGGAGAACGAGCCGAAGCGCAAGCTAAACTAGCGGAACGGCGAGCACGTCAAGGGTTGCCGGAAGGCCGGAAGTTCACACCCCAGCGTGTTATCGAAATCATGGCGCGCAATACAGAAGACGCTCTTAACTTTGAACGAGTGCGGGAAGAGTTTGACGGGGCTGGGAATGTTTTTATAGAAGTTAAAGATTTTCCGGTAGACCGTTTACGAGGGGTTGACGATGTCGATCCAGCGGGCGCCGCGAATGAAAAAGGAGCTATCATCGTAGCGGCAGACGGAACAATATTAGACGGGAGACACCGGGCTGCAAAAGCGATCCAAGATGGGCAGACGACCATCAACGCCATAGTTGGGTTTCATGCGCGTTCTCGTCCTGCGAAGTCTACGGAAACCCCAATTACCCCGGATGCCCGGGCTGCTGCGGTGCCTGAAACTCCCGCCGCGCAAGCTGTCAAGGACGATACCATAGAGGCACAGATACGCGAATTGATTGACCAGAACCCGACCGCCAGGATGGAGGTTGTCGATGCCGACGGCAACATTAGTCAGATTTCAGCGCAAGATATGCTTGACGACTTAGCGGATGATCAGAAACTGTTGAACGAAATTAAAGGCTGCATAGCAGGAGCAATCACATGACCACTTTAACAAAATGCCTGACGGCTAAGGCTAACACAGGGAAAGTAGATAAACGTAAAGCGAAATTCATTGCCGAGGAGTACGAAACGAGCGTACAGAACCTCATCGACAACGGCGGGGTATCGAGAGCCGAGGCTGAAGCCCAGGCTATCCAGCAGCTAGAAACGCAAGCAGAGCGGGACATTCTTCGTAAGAAGCGTATGGCTTTCTCTCACGCTAGAACTCTCGCGGATATTCGCACTCAGGCGAAGGCTGCCGAGGACGCCGGGGTTGGCGTCGATATAGCCATGAACCAGAGGATAGCTTATGACCCCCGCGAGCGCGTGTTCGGCATGACGCTAGATGATCGTATCCAAGACGTGCGGGGCGCAGCGCAAGGGCGAATGGCGGATTTCATGGAGAAGTTTCGCACCAAAAAAGCGGGCCTTACCCAATTGAAAGCCGGCCTAGACGACATCATGCGGGAACTCTTCGGAGAGAACAGCGGGAACGCTTCCGCAAAGAACATGGCTGGCGCCTTGCGAGAAGCAGTGGAATACCTGCGGGTTCGGTTCAATGCTGCTGGTGGCGACATTGTAGAGCGCAAAAATTGGGGCTTCTTCCAAGTCCATGATAAAGGGCGCGTTGCTGCTGCGGATAAAGATGCGTGGGTGAGCTTTGTGATGGACCGCCTGGACATGGAGAAGATGCTGAACGTGAACGGCAGTCCTATGTCGCGAAAGCAAGTCTTCGAAGCGCTGCATGAGGTGTACGATGATATTGCTACAGGCGGTGTCTCCTCGTTGAACGCGCCGCCTACCCGAAACTTGTTTGGCTCCTCAATTAACAAACGAGCCAACAGTCGCTTCCTACATTTCAAGAATGCTGACGCTTGGCTTGAGTACCAGCGGGAGTTCGGTAATCCTAACGTGTACGACCATGTGGTTGGCTCGATCAGCACCCTATCGCGAGAGGTAGCGCTGCTTGAAACCTTTGGTCCGCACCCAGAAGCAACGCTTCAATTCATGGAGCGTATGGTGGATGAAGCTGCTGCCCGAGGGGCCATCTCTAAGGCGGGCAGAAAAGCTCGCAAACTGGCCGAGGGGCTAGGCCAACACCGTCGCCCGCTAACGAACCTGTTTAATACGGTGAGCGGACGCATATCCATCCCAGAGGGTGGTATCGTCTCTGCCGTTAGCCAAGGAAACCGGAATGTGGTCATTTCAGCCACTCTAGGTTCCGCTTGGTTCGCTGCGATAGCTGATGTAGTAACTAGCACTCTTACAGCCAGGATGAACGGCATCCCTATGGCGAGGGTGGTCGGGCGACAGATGAAGATGTTCGCGAGCAACAGCGCCGCCGATAGGAAGTTAGCGGTGCAACTGAATTTCGGTGCGCAAGGTATGGCCAGCAGGGCGATAGGTGCGCAACGGATCATGGGGGAAGTGACGGGGCCGGAACTGACTGAGCGCCTAGCTGACACGGCGCTACGAGCGGGGTTCTTGTCCCCCTGGACTGAGGCAGGGCGGTGGGGCTTCCAGATTGAGATGCTGGCCCATATTACGAACAGTTCAGAGAAAGCCTTCGACGCTCTCGATCCGGCGCTTCGTAAGTCTTTCGAGCGCCACGGAGTCACCCCCGCCGATTGGGACTTGATCCGTACTACCGCAAAATGGACAGACGCAGAGAGCGGCGCACAATTCATTCGCGCTGAAGATGTCGCTCGTGGAGAGTTTGGTACTGCTGCCTTTGAAGCTGGCACTAAATTGCAACAAGCTATCTTTGTTGAAACGCAATTCGCCATCGTATCTTCTTCCCCGCATGTGCGCTCTGCTCTCACAGCAGGAGCGCCCGCTGGCACCTTCTGGGGGGAAGTAATGCGGAACACTGCGCTATTCAAAGGCTTTCCCATGGCGATCATGCACCAGCATGGCAGTCGAATGATAGCTCAAAGAGGAGCCATGGCGAAGGGGCAGTACGCAGCGCACCTTATTCTCGGCATGACCGCTCTGGGGGCGCTTTCTGAGCAGTTAGTGCAGGTCTCTCGGGGTAAAGACCCCCTAGATATGACGGAGCCTTCTTTCTGGCCTAAAGCGATGATGCGCGGTGGCTCTCTTGGTCTCCTGGGGGACATCGTCTTTCAAGATCAGAACCGCTTTGGTGGAGGGCTATGGGAAGGCATTCTCGGCCCCGTAGCTGGCCAAGTCGAAGACGTGTCGAAGATGACTGTAGGCAATGTTCAGGAGCTACTGGCTGGCGAGAAAACGAACGCCGGGCGAGAACTTTCGCGCTTCGTCGAACAGAACTTCCCAGGCCGCACCAACTGGTACACAAGGTTGGCCATGGAGAGGATACTCTTCGACGAGATAGATCGGGCGTTAGACCCAAGAGCGAATGCCGCATTCAGGGCTATCGAACAAAGAGCGCAAACCGACAACAAGCAGAAGTTCTTCTCGCGCCCAGGCAGAGGAGGGTTCCGCCAGTTCCCCAACATCTTAGGCGCGACACGCCCACCCAATTTAGATCGGGCAATCGGTGAATAGCATTGATCTCCCCGGGGTCACGTGATACCATATAGCGGATAAAGGATTTTCCGATGACTGTAACAAATACAACGAAGAAGGTAGCGGGTACCGCAGGAGACGGTAGTAACACTACTTTCTCGTTCAGCCCAATGGTTATCTATGCTGCTTCCGAGTTGGAGGTGGTAACCACCGTTATCGCCACGGGCGTGGAAACCACACGCTCGCAGGGGACGGGTGACAGCGCTTGGAGCATCTCGATCACGACGTTCCCCGCCACCGGCTCCATCACATATCCTGAAGACGAAGTGACGCCGCTGCCGGCGACGGAAACCCTGAGCATCCGGCGCGTTCTGACGATTGAGAACCAGCTTGACTTGGAGCACCGGGGAACATATGCTCCTGCCGCTCAGGAAACGCAATTCGACAAGATCGCAATGATCCAGTTGCAGCAGCAGGAAGAAATATCCCGCTGCCCACGGATCAAGATGTCGGACACCACCACAACGACCACGGCATTGTCGGCAGACATCGTTACCCTGGCAGCCATCTCTACGGACGTAACTGCGGTTGCCGGTCTAGCCAACTCCTTTACGTTCACTACGACTTTCGGCTCCGACCAGATTGACGCGACGGCGCACCCGCTTGCGAATGGGGATAGATTTACAGTCACGACTTCAGCGAGTGACTTGCCTAGCGGACTATCAACAGCTATTACATATTTCGTGGTCACTGACGCTGCCAATAGCTTCCAGGCTTCGTTGACTTCTGGTGGTGCAGCGGTTGCTCTCGCCGACGATGGAACTGGCACCCACACGGCGCACTACGGCTCTATAGTAACCGGGGGCTCGCTCGACAGCGCATTATTAACGACTGTCGCCGGCATCTCGGCGAACGTAACGACTGTCGCCGGCATCTCGGCGAACGTAACGACCGTCGCCGGCATCTCGGCGAACGTAACGACCGTCGCCGGTATCAGCGCCAACGTAACGACCGTCGCGGGGGTCTCAGGCAACGTCACTACGGTTGCAGGTATCTCAGCCGACGTTACCACGGTTGCCGGTATCAGCGCCAACACCACCACTGTCGCAGGTATCTCGGCTGACGTAACGACCGTAGCTGGCATTAGCTCAGACGTGTCGAGCGTGGCTTCTCAGTCCCACCACTATAAATTTGATACGTCTACCACACTCTCAGAAGACCCCGGCACAGGGGATATCCGGTATAACAATGCCACCCCCGCCTCAGTGACGGTCATATCACTGTCCAATACTCCTAGCGGTGGCTCTGACATCTCCCCCTTCATCGTCACTTGGGATGATAGCACGAACGCAATAGCTGGTACTATCACTATCCAAGACGCGGACACAGCCACCACTTTCCAAATCTTCTCAGTCACTGGCTCAGTTACAGACAGCGGCGCTTGGCTCGAAATCCCCGTAACTCACGTAGCCGGCACAACGCTCCCTGCGAGCACAGATGATCTCTTCCTCTCGTTCTCGCGCACGGGCAACGATGGCGCTGGTTCGGGGGATATGACAGCGGCCAACAATCTATCCGACGTAGCGTCCGCTGCGACATCTTTCGGCAACATCAAACAGGCTGCGACCACGACAGCCACAGGTGTTGTCGAACTGGCGACGGGCGCGGAGACTAATACTGGGACCGACACAGCGCGAGCGGTTACACCAGATGGCCTGGACGATTGGACCGGTAGCACACAGATTGCTACAGTCGGAACTGTCGGTACAGGCGTTTGGCAGGGCACCGACGTTGGCGTTGCCTACGGCGGCACTGGAGCATCCACTCTCACTGACGGCGGGATTTTGCTAGGCTCTGGTACTGATCCAATTACCGCGATGGGTGTTTTGGCCGACGGGTCAATCGTCGTTGGCGACGGCTCTACTGATCCGGTTGCGCTTGCAGCATTCTCGTCCTCGACAGGTAACCTCGTCGCCGCAAAAGGTGGCACCATCGGGCAGCAAACTATCTGGTGGCCAGCGGGAGCAATGGAACCCGCCGTGACGACTGCCCCCGCAACATCGAATGTCGTCGAAATTGGCACTTCGCTCTTCGCGGCAAGGACGATGGACTTTGCAACTGATGCTGACGACTATGCCTATTTCGGCCTTCAGATGCCCAAAAGTTGGGATGCTGGTACGTTAGTTTGTCAGTTTGTCTGGTCAGCTACGGGGACCACTGCTAATACCGTTCTTTGGGCGATCGCAGCCACATCATTGGGGGACGATGAAGTCCTCACCACTGCTTTTCCGGCGGCCGTATCTCCCGCGGCCGATACCAACAGCACCACGGCTGACGATATAATGATATCGGCCGAAGTGAGTGTCACTGTTGGCAGTACTCCCGCGGCCGAAGACTATGTCATGTTTGAAGTCAGTCGAGATGTAAGTGGTGACACACTTGCTGAAGATGCACGGCTTCACGGCATTCGGATACATTATACAATAGATACAGGGAATGACACATAATGGCTAGATACGCACTGATAGAAGCTGGCGTCATCAAACGAGAAGTCGAGGGTGATAAAGAGTTTCGCTCAGGCACGCCACCTGCCCTTCCAGACAAGGCGTTCGACTGGGTGCCGGTAATCCTTGTCAACAATGACGTTGACTACGATAGCGCAACACAAATTCAAGAGGGGCCAGTTGAGGTCATCACTGATAGTGAAGTAACGCGTACGTGGACGGTGCGAGAAAAAACGCAAACGGAACTGGATGAGCGGCTTGCTGTTCCTTCCGATTTCGCTGTGCTGGTGAATGCTCTGGCCAACAAAGCTGTCCTTAACTCTGCCGACCTTCCACAAGAATTAATTGATCGAGTTAACGCCCGCAATCGCCTCGACAGCGATCCAGAGATTTAAGATGCTCCGAGGCACAGCACTGTCTGGTTTTGGCGCGGGAGTGGCAGAAGTACCTTGCGACACTACGTCTAGTTCTTCCGGGGAGTGGAACGGAGCAACTGGTTCTTTTACGTTTAGTGGGGATGGCGTTAACAGTGATGCCGGCGATAAA